GGCACCTCCTTTCAGAATGACAAGATAGCAATTTAGTATTAAAAACATTGAGCGACGGCAATGGTTGTAGCTAGGTTCGATTCCTAACGTCGTCATTTTTGTATAAAGCCTATGACATTTGCATAGGCTTTTTGTTTTGGAGAAAAAAATGAATAATCTATATCACCATTGTGGTTATCCTAATTGCAGAGAATGGGTGCAAGGCAATAACAGATACTGTGATAAACACCATGCAATTAGACAAGCTGAATATCAACACGTTAAGGATGAACGGCAGAAGATGAGAAATAGCTCGCTGTATCATGAACTATTGACTAATAGAACCAAAGGTAAACAGCGTCATTATAATCAGACAAAAAGGGATGCTGAATCAATTAGATTCTACAGATCAGGTCAATGGAAGCAGATACGAGACTATCGTATTGCATACGATCAATATACCTGTCAATGCTGCGGCAATAACTATCAGGCTAATAGATTAACTGCTGATCATGTTATTATGCGTAAGCTTTTATCACCAAAACAGCAATTAGATTGGCACAATCTATGGACACTATGCAGTCGTTGCAATGCAATTAAGCAACAAATAGAAATTAACTTTCAAAAAACTAAGAAATATGAAGAGCTTAAAAACATGACTAAGTTTGATTGGCAAAAATTGATTTTAGAAAAAGAAAAAGTTAAAAATACCCCCGCCCCCTTCGTCTAGAAGAGAGCTATCACACAATGCTGGTCTCCTTTTTACGAAGTGCATTTTGATTTTTTTCAGAGGCGGGGGGTCAGCAGAAAAAAATATTGTAATAATAAGGGTTGAAGTAATCAGCTAGTTAAAAAACAGTCTTAATATTTTTGAATATTTTAATTTAAAAAGGAGGTGGTAGAAATTCGAAAAACTAAATTAGCCAATAAAAAGAAATCGCCAGCTAGGCAAAGAAAAAGAACTGAAAAAATGCTGGACAAAAATGGTGATTTGAATAATCTACCAACACAGCCTCCGTATTATTTAAAAAGTTATGCACGTTCAATGTGGACTAGAGTAGTTCCATTTCTGAATTCAACAAAAGTAATTAAACAGCCTGATCGTGCATTAGTCGAAGCGTTCTGTATTAACTATCAAATTTTGCGGGAAAGTTATAAATCACTTGCTGAAGATGGGATACAAGTAAAACTATTTACGAGTTTGCAGAATGCTAAAGGTGACATTGTTGGGCATGATTTTAATGGCTATAAGCCTAATCCAGCTGTTAAAGCCATTGATTCTGCCAGCGTAAAAATTAATTCTTTGGGGAGTCAATTAGGATTATCTCCTAGCGCAAGAGCTGAATTAGCCAGTCTTGAAATTGATCAAGATGATACGGATATAAGCCAGGTTTTGGAGGACAATAATGATGACTTCTAAAATACAAGAATTTGATTTTACTAGAAGAGATACTGATTTGCTTCAGACATTCAAAAAGCTATTTGAAAGTGGCTATTTTAATGACATTTTTCAAAAGTACCAAGATCCGGCAACTAGATATGCATTTAAAGTTTTAAATTTAAAACAGCTGGCTAGTTATAAAATCCAATTAGCATGCTTCAGACATCTTAATGACCTCAAGCGTAGTATTAATAACTCTGATTTTCCTTTTGAATATGACCTGAAAGAATGTCATTTAATTCTTAATTTTGCAAAACTTTGTCCTGATGTAAGTGTCAACAAACCTGTTCCGTTAATGCTTTGGCAACAAGCTTTACTATGTTTAAATCAGGGATGGCGCAATAAAAGTGATCACCAGAAAAGATTTACTTATGCACTTATTTCTGTAGCAAGAACAAATGGGAAAACGTATTTAACAAATATACTTTTAGCTTATTCATTCTTGATTGAGAATGCTGATGAATATAATCAAGACTATTTATATTCAGCTCCGGTTGACAAGCAATCTATCAAAGGCTGGCGCTATATACGGCAAACATTTCAGCAATTGTCAAATACACCAGGTTTTAAAAAGCTTATTAAAAATCAGCGGATAGAAGTTAATGATGAAACTGTCAAAAATAGAAAGACGTTTAGCAATTTGCAACGATTGACCGCTAACAGTGGTCAGTTCGATGCTTATCACTTTCTACTCGCAATCGTTGACGAGTACGGTGACCCTCATTATTCCAATGGCGCAATGGGTAAAATTACCTCTGGTCAAGTTCAGAAAGAAAATCACGAAACACTAGCAATCTCAACAGCATACGACAATCCTAATTGTCCAATGTTTAGAGATGAAAAACGTTTGACCGAAGTTTTGGAAAAAGATAATTCTCGTGAAGAGGACAGGTCTTTGTTATTGGTTTGGGAACAGGATGATGTTTCTGAAACCGACAAGCCAGAGACTTGGGTTAAGTCAAATCCTCTTCTAGATTTGCCAAAAATGCAGCAGACTTTAATGAACGGGCTACTAGATGAAAAAGCCCACAGAGAAAGCTCTGGTGATATTTACAAGTTTCAAAATAGAAACCTAAATATGTGGCTCGCAACCAGTGCAAACAAATATCTCAGATTAGATGACGTTCAGCAAGCAGTTGTTGACAACTTTAATTTTGAGGGACGAGATTGCTATGTTGGTTTTGACCTTTCTAGATTCAACGATGATACGGCTTTGGCATTTGTTTTTCCGTATACGGAGGACAATAACCAACGCTTTTTTGTTTATCAGCATTCATTTATCCCAACAGCTCATTCACAGAAAAGCATTGTAGTTAAAAGTAACCAGGATAATATTGATTATCAAAATGCTGAAAAGCTTGGCTTTGCTACAATTTCAAAAAACAGGTTTGGCGAAATAGATAACGAGCTAGTTGGCCAGTGGTATTTAGATTTTGTTAAAGAGCATAATCTCAATATTAAGGCATTTATTTACGATGCTCACTTGGCAGCTCCATTAATTGATTGGTTAAGTCAGCAATGTCCTAACGTTCCGTTTGTAACTTTGCGACAAGGTACATTATCACTAGATCCACCGACACGTGAGTTAAGAAAAATGTTTGAAATGCGCAGGATTAGCATGCTAGATGATCCAATAATGCAATATTCACTCATTAATGCCTCGCTTTTTGAAAATGCTTATGGTGTGAAGGTGGATAAAGAGACCAGGTCAGCAAAAATTGATGTTGTTGATGCCTTGATTGATGCAGTTAGTGAGGCGCAATATTGGTTTACTAATCCTGATAGGAATGAGATAGATAGCAAAAAGCCTTTTGCAGGATGGAGTCCTGAAAAAATCGATGAATATTATAAAAATGATTTCAGTTTTTAAAAAAATAGCAGCAGTTATTCCCCTGTTGCTTTTTATATGCGGTTTAGTAATGTTTATAATTGCCGGTTTCTTGTTTAACACGATAATCGGTTGTGTGATTGCCGGAATATGTCTTATTGTCTTAGCAGTTCTGTTAGGCGCATTTAAAAGGTGGTGATTAAAATTAGCATTTTTAGCAAAATTACGGATGCACTTAGGCCAACGCCTAAAATTAGAAGCCAATCGTTGCCCTCTAATAGCTTTTTCCCGAGCTTTTCAATAAGCAATGGTAAGATTATACCTCAAAGTCTAGTAAACGTTTCTACGGCTTTAAAAACGCCCGAAATGCTAAACGCTATTACAGTAATTGCCTCAGATGTAGCAAGTTGCACTTTTAAAAATACTGCACCATACACAGCATTATTTAAAAGTCCAAATAAAATTTTAAGTAGTTATAATTTCTGGCAATCGGCAGTGGCACAGATGTTGTTAACAGGTAACAGTTATCTCCTAATACATAGGTTTACAAATAATTCATTACCTGCTTATTTGGAACAAATTCCAACTTCACAGGTTGAAATCTCATTATTGGATGATGGTTCTGATCTAGATTATACGGTTAGATTTGAAGACGACCGCCCTACAATTACTGTTGGTAGTAGTGAGATGATCCATTTGAGATTACTTGCCACAGGTGAAGGCGATAATACTCTAATGCGCTATGTTGGAATTAGTCCATTAGAAAGTCTCGCGCAAACATTACAAGTTAATGTAAATAGCGATCGTTTAATTTTAAAGCAGCTGCAAAAGGCAATTTTGCCAGCAAACGTTATAACTTTACCGGATGTACAGGTTAGTGCGGAGCGAAAACAGCAAATTCGTGAAGACTTTGAAAAGCAATATATGGGTGACGGTGCTGGTTCAACACTCGTTTTAGATCAATCGGCACAATTGTCGCAAATGCAAATTAACCAGGATGTTGCTAAGTTCCTAAATACAATCGATGCCAACGCTGGTAGAATTGCTACCGCATTTGGTATACCAGCTGGTTATCTTAGTCCCAACAAGTCTGATAATCAGTCTAATGTTAGTCAAATTGAAAGTTTGTATATCAATAACCTTACGAGATACATTGATCCGGTGGTCAGCGAATTAAGATCTAAGCTACAGTTACCAAATCTAGAGCTAGATGTTAACAGCGCAATCGATAGGGATGGACAGATGTTAATTAATAATATTCAAAAATTAACAAGTGGTACTAATCCTGTCCTTTCACCACAGGAGGCTAAAAATTTATTAGTTAAAAGAGGAGTGATTTCTAATGATGAAATTGAATAAGAAAAATATCAGAGCCAAACCTAATAGTAATTACAATACCAGATCATTTGGGACTCAATTTAAAGTTCGTGAATTAGATGATGGTGGCCATGAAATCAGTGGGTACGCTATTGTTTTTAACGAGCCAAGTGAAGATATGGGGTTTATTGAATATATAACTCCGAGTGCATTGGATAAAGTTAATTTTAAACAACTTCTGCTCCTATATGGTCATGATTTTAATAATATTTTAGCCAGAGCAGACTCCGGAACATTAACAACAAAAGTTGATGATAAGGGTCTGTTTTTTGATGCAAAAATACCTGATACAACGTTGGGTAATGATGTTTACACCAATATTGCTAACGGCAATATTAAGGGTGCTAGTTTTAGATTTGATATTGCAGATAATGGCGATGAATGGTCGACTGATGAAAATGATCAGCTAATCCATACAGTAACGCAAATCAGCAATCTACCTGAAATTAGCTTGACACCTTACCCAGCGTATACCGAAACGAGTGTTCAAATTGAGCGTTCTAAACAGAATTTTTTACAGAAAAGAGAGAATGAAATGCCTAAAGAATTAAAAAAGAAGAATGAAGTCAGAGATGCTACTGATACTACACAGACGACAACGTCAGACGAAAATGAAAAAGAAGTGGAACTTTCTCCTGAAAGCGTACAAGCAATAGCTAGTGTCGTAGTAAATATGTTAAAAACAGATAACACAGATGATGCTAGCGATGATGACGATAAGGACAAGAAAGATCCCACAGTAGACTCAGATGACGATTCTGCTGATAGTTCTACGACAGATACTGATAATCCAGATGATGATGAAGACGAAAAGAAGCGTGAGCTCAAAACTAGTAATACTTATATTAGACAAAAGAAAGGTGGCAATAATGTGATATCTATCACTCAAACAGCTACTGAAAAACAAGCTATCCGCAGCTTTGGACAATATGTTAAAAGCCATGGTTCAGTCCGTGACAATAATCTAACAACCGATTATGAAGGTAATATTTTAGTTCCTAAAGCAGTTATGGATGCATATCAACAGCCTAACGATTCTGATAAGCTTTCCAGCATTGTCAATAAAGTTGCTGT